CGTCAATTCTGGATAATACTAATAGAGATGCGGCCAATACACCAACGGCAAATGCTGCGGTTAGAAGAGACTTGGCGTGAAGGTTAAGGGCGAATGCATCTAAAGCTCCGGATACGCTGTCTAATGTGTCTGCAAATCCTTTGACCACATTGCCCCATTCACTGAATACCTGAACTATGTCATGCATTGTTTTCAGTATGAAGCCGGTAATCGTAATCATTGCCGCAACAAATCCACCAGCGAATAGTGTAGTTCCACTAGGCATGACATCACTTATAGCTGTTCCAATTCCGGATAGTTTTTCCTTTACCCAGTTGAACCCATCGCCGATAGAAGAAAAGAACGCTTTGAAAGAGCTAAACACCGGTTCGATAGATGACCCCAGATTTTTAATACCATCAATAACCGATCTAATAGCCTGACCGATCAACGTTAGCCCTATAAAAGTTCCGGATTCTTTACTGAATGCCACAGTGGTTGTAGGTCCATCGGTCGATAATACTTTCCACATATCCGATATCAAGTCCGTTAAATGTGAAATCTTACCGACAATATAATCGACACCGCTTCCAACCATAGAGAACACGCCGCTAAGACCTTCAAACGATCCTTTTAGACCTTTGCTGTTAAGTATCCCTTCGCTGAACGCGATATTCATCTTTGCAAACTTTTCCAAAATATTCAGAACGTTAATACCAATATTAGGAGGGATTAAACTTAATAGAGCAGAACCAAGTTCCGAGACTATTTTCATAACAACCCTAACATTAGTCCCTAACGCTTGGAAGATTGTTGCTATTTTGACCAACGATTCTTGACTAGGAGTTATTACCGATACAAAGTTCTTAAATCCACTGACAAGTGCCGCCACCATACCAACTCTATCACCAGAAAATGCTTTATCGAAACCGCCAGCAACAGCGCTGATGACTTGTCCAACTACATAAATGGCAGAGCCTATGGCCACAAATGTCTCCTCAAACACACCTACGTCTTTAAGCGACTTAAGGAAGTTATTTCTAGATTCGGTCAATGCTTTAAATGGCGCTCCAATTATTTCAGAGAATCCACTCCAGAGTTGAGTTGCATCCTCGAATCCACCAAAGATGATTTCCCAAGTTTCAGCCCATCCAGATCCTATGCTCTCAATGAGAGAGCCAGCCATTTGGGTGAACGTTCTAGCTTTTGTGGCCGCCTCTTCACCGATTTTTGCATTTGAGAGTAATAGATCGGCTTGTGCTTGTGTTAACCCTATAGTCTTTAACTTAGCTTCATCCAGATCTCCAGCCATTGCTCGGAGATACACGGAGAATACATCTTTGGTCAACCACTTGTCTTCACTGAGAGTTTCCTTCCAGTTCTTTAAAGTATATTCTGTGGACGTGCCTAGAACACCCATAGCATGGGCTACGTTAATCAAGTCACGACGCATGTTATCATTACCCATACCGGCTTGTGTTAACGAGTTCCAGTCTTCTGTCAAGATGTAGTTACTAGCCAAACCTTGAGATAGCTGATATGTTGCCCGGGCCATTTGCTCAGCATTCGCACCAGAGGCAGCGGCAGCATTTGAGAAACCCTTAATCATACTTGTCGATTCTTCCAGTTTTAAACCGGCATTTGTGAATAGACCGATATTCTTTGTCATCTGACCAAAGTTGTATATTGTCTGATCTGCGTAGTCATTTAATTCTGAAAGTGATTTGGTAACGTCATCTACCGTTGTTCCGTATTTGGATGTGTTCGCTAGAATCGTTTGTATGGACCCAATCTTTGTCTCATACTCTCTAAATCCATCGAGTTTAGGCGCTACAGTAAGACTCCTAAGTACAGATAGACCTGTATCGACTGCCCTGTTCGAAATATTAACCAGAGCAGTAGTCGCAACGACGCCAAGGCTTGAAAACCGACTGGATACAGCATCAATGGCACCAGACAATCCGGACATGTTTATGCCGTTAATAGATTTTCCGATGTTTTGCAATTCGCTTGTTGTTTTCCCTAAATTCACACCTGGTATTTTGTTAAGGAAATTGGTTAACGCGCCCATTGACTTGGTTGTCTCTGCTGCTTTTTGAACAAAATCAGAGTTGTCCATTTTCATGGCAACTATTTTTTCATCTATCGGACGAGTCGCCACTACTTCATCATCTCCTGTATTTTGTTATCTAATAACTTCCAAACTGGACTCATGGCTTGTTTTATATAAGGTCTTGGTGGAACGTAACCACCAGTTCCTGTACCATGACCAAGTTCTATGAGTTTAGCCACATTGACTTCTGACTCTGGATGTGATACGTTCCTCCAATCGATTTCAATGGAGTTCTGTTTCACTACAATATCATGTCGCCATCCAGATGCGGTTTCACCTGTATCCTCTGGAGTTTCCATGATTAGTCGCTCCTTGCCGTAATTGGCTACATCCTTAGCTAGATATTGCATATTCGACGTTTTATTCATCCATTTTAAAACATTATCAAAACCGCCTTTGGATTCGAACTTTATATTCAAAATATCACCTTCTTAGCTTTAGACATCCATTGACGCTAACAATTGGTTGATCTTATCTTCTAGCGCTAAAACCCTATCTTCAACGGTTTCTATATGTTCATATTCTGGTTCTGGCACGTCCGGTCCTATTGTTGATAACGTCTCACCGGTTATTGGATTGAACACTATGTGAATGCCCATCTAAGCGCCTCCCAATTTATGAATTTCTATGACATAACCATTTGCCATTGAGAATTGTGCCGACAAACCGGTTATTTGGAAATTAGATATGATTTCAAATCTTCTAATGGCCGCGTCATTTGATCCGAACACCGCCCATACTCCAGTGTTACCAACCCAATATGTGTTTGCGCTCCTTACGTATTGACCTACTAATATTTTGGTTCCTGAATCATACTTCCAATAAGCCTCTACGAATTGGTTCATAAATTCTTTACCGTCTAATATCGCACTAATATTTTGGTTATAGGCTCCACCGTCATGAGTACCCATTAGATTGAAATATGTTTGTCCACTCCTGTTTCTAACACCTAAACCGCGTAGAAGAATCTCGTTAAGGTTTAACCCTTGCAAGTCTATCGTTACGGATACCGGTTGATTAACTTCGAAGCTAATTTTAGTAACATCAACGGTTGAATTGTTAGCGTGCGGAAATGATACCAATCGCGTTGTGCCGTCTTGTATATAAAATGTGTTGTCGTTAATCACTTCAAGTCTGTGGACGTTAGTTTCTAGATACTCCCTTGGGATGCTGTTATTTGCAAAGGTTTTACTTACCGGTATAATGTTGGCTTTTATCGTACCGTTGGGGCCTATAAGAGTATTTAAAGATTGATCGGTTGTCCAGACTCCGGTAGACATGTTTAATGCCGTCGGTTGAATTACGGTATTTCCGCTATGGATATACCTGGCTACAAGCGTACCGGTTCCTGAATCTCCTGGTGGCCCTTGCGGACCTTCAGGTCCTTGAATGCCTTCTGGACCCTGGTCTCCGGTATCACCTTTTAATCCTTGTATACCCGGATCGCCTTTTGGTCCTTGAATACCTTGAACACCTGTATCACCTTTCGGTCCTTGTGTTCCTGGATCTCCTTTAACACCTTGAATGCCTTGTGTACCAGGATCACCTTTTGGACCTTGAATACCTTGAGCACCTGTATCTCCTTTAAGACCTTGTATTCCTGGATCGCCTTTTGGACCTTGAATGCCTTGAGCACCTGTATCTCCTTTAAGACCTTGGATGCCTTGTATTCCTGGATCACCTTTTGGACCCTGAGCACCTGTATCTCCTTTAAGACCTTGTGGTCCTACATCTCCAGTATCACCCTTAAGACCGGTCTCACCTGTATCGCCCTTTGGACCCCGTGGTCCTGGAGTACCAGATCCGCCGCCAATGTTAACATTAATAGGTACTTGTGAAGGAATGGGATTAACAACAATAGGTTCGTTCATTGAGTCACACCCCTCTCAACCACAAATTCCATTGTTTCGGATGTTTGAACATAACTATCGACAGTTCGTCTAATATCTGTTTGAAGGATGCCGGTTGGCCAATCTGAAGTATCCATGACTGATAAAATGAATGTGCCTGCTGTCTCTGTCTCGTCAATGTTTACTTGTGCAACCAGCCCGCCATTTTTTCTCTTGATTTCAGATCTTAATTCCGAAGCAATAGCGCCTTCCCAAATAATAGAGTAGGAAAACGTATCGCCTTTTTTAATTCCCGGCAATGTTACCAATAGAAAGACCCCCTATTTGGGTATGACTCTCTCTCTTTTATGTCGGTAATGATCTGGCTGCGAAGTATGTTTGAGTCTACCCTTTTGATTTCATTTGTTCTTTTCTTTGTCGATTGTAGTCTCTATTTTGCTTCAACACTTCTTCTTTACTCATCTTCTTAGGCGGGTTGTTTTGAACCGAAATGATTTTAAGAATGGTAAGCAACCTATTCAAATTTCGATTCTCAAAGTCTAAATCTATTCCCGCTGAAAACATCATTGCGTAAATCTCTTCAGATGTGTGTACCTTATTACTTACGACTTTAGCACCACTTGAATTAGTATCGGTAAATTTAGTTGCGGTATTCGTATTTTGTATGTATTCCGATATTGAACGGATTACTTCCTCGTTTAGGAACTTAATGTCGAAATCGTCTAACGCCATTAGTTTGTAAAAATCAATCAGTTCAAAATATGTCAATTCACCTTTTAAGAATGGTTTCTTCCATCGGCCTTCCCATTCATAAACCGCTTTTAAAGAGTATTCGAATCGTACTTTACCGCCACTTTCGTATGCAAATTCACTTTTCTCTGAATCATAGTATTCTAGGGTTCCTAGATCGATCACTAACATAGTAAGTCCTCCAAAAAAATAGTAGGCTAGGTTGATTATACAACCCGGCCATACTATTCCCCAACTAAACTACTATTCGCTTGTCTTGGATTGCTGCGCCGCTGAAACGTTCTTCATCTTTCCGTTATCGGCCACTCCAGCACCAAACTTTTTGGCAAGTTCTGGATTGGTAAGCAGCATTTCGAAAAGCTCCGCATATGCCTGAGAATGCTCAAACTCTAGTCGCATTTCTTTGGTTTTGTGGAACGACTTACCGTCCGAAGTCTTACGACCGTAAGAGTTTAGAATCATGTTCTCAAGAAAATCGATTAGCGTTTTCAAATCCTGATTAGCGACGATATCCTTTACGTGCTCGTCCATTGGTCGACCGATCTCGGCCTCCAGTCGAGTAACTTCAGGAAGAGAAAGGTGGAAGTAGAAATCTTCATTGCGCTGAATACCATTGAAATCGACATAGCTAATGTTTTGTTTAAACATATATAACCGCTCCTAGTAATTTAGTTGTTATTTTGACGGTATTAGACCGTCGTTGTAGTTGTCATTGTGATCAGCTCTTGAATTGTCGGAAGTTCCGATTCAGTGGCAGCAGCTCCATGAATCATATCAAGGACCGAGTTCCAAACGGAGACTCCAACTGTCGTTTTATCGATTACTACGCCTGCGGCTGCATTTAGACCAACATCGGAAAGGTCTACCGGAGTAGTTGTGAAGTCCCAAGAGAAAGTGATGGCGCTTGGATCTCCGTTAACGGATTCGTAAGTACGCTCGGAAGGAGATACTTTTGCATTGTAGATAACGTGAAGCTTCTCGCCATAACCGTTACCTTGAGTATCGTTACCAACGATAGTTACATATGCAATTGCGAATGGTACGCGAGTTTGTTGGCCGATGAATACGCCCGGATTAATTTCATTAGAACCGTCGCAAGCTTCGAATTCATCAGGATATGTGTATGCGCTGATGGAGCCATTCAGGTTCTCAGCGGAAGTTAGGGACATGTATTTCATGTTGTCCGCATAGATAGGGTTGTCTTCCCCGCCCTCAGGCGTTTTAGCAACCGAGATAAGGCCGTTCCAAGATACGCCTTTATCGTAAGTACCATCCGGTTTTTGTGTGAATAGAACGCCTTTAGAAATACCTGTTTCGTATAGACGTTGACCAACTTGATCCCATTGAAGTTTTGCCATGGATGAAATTCCCCCTAATAATATAATGATAGAATGGTGTGGTTAAGATTACCTACTGTCATCCGTTGATATACGGTGCAGTATTTAAGCGCACCCTCGATTTGATCAGCTATGACCGAATCAGGGTTCACATCGATTATTGTTACTCTATACTCTTGCTTTGTGAAGTGTACAACATCCGAACCGTATAAGTTAAGCTTTAAATTCTTAGAGTATACGATACAGGGATACTTCATTGTAACATTCGATGGTGGTTGAAAATATACGTTTGGACAGAATTTTAATAGCTCACTATGTAATTCCAGTCTGCTGCTCAATCCAAACACCACCTAACGTTACTATGATTCTAGGTCTTTGAATCTCAACTGAGGATACGCCCCATTTCAACCCATCGATCTCAATCCATTTAATATTGTAGTAATTTCCGAACGAGTACGCGTCCCCAACCAAAGATACCCTGTGATTAAGGGTGATGTCACTATTGACTTTGTCACCATTTTGACTGGTTGACGATTGTCTAATGATATCACCTTTCATCACTTTAGTGGTCTCAACAGGGCCCCATACTCCCGGAACAGTTTCCGACTGAGTGACGTATCCTACAAGACCGCTAAATTTGGCCATTAGCTATTAAGGAGTTGTAGTAGTCGTAGTTGTTTTGTCAGCTTGACGTTGACCATAAGTCAGACCACCATCAGCATCGTTAACACCAGTTCCGGCAGTACCAGCTTTAAGGTGGATAGCCGATTTAGGTAGCGTCAGGGCACCGGACAGACGAGTTTCGATTAGGTATTTGTGTTGGTTGTAATCGATGTCGAATTGATCGAACGTCGTTACTTGACCGCCTTTAGTAGCACCCAAGCTGTAGTCGCTGAGGTTTACGATGATCGCACCGTTACCGGACATGAACGTTGTAGGAACGATTTCCTTAAGACCAAGGCGAGTAGCGATAGCACTGTTCGAAGGAATGTCACCGAACAGGAAGCGCCCGTCATTACCTTTAAGAAGTTTGATGTCTGCCAGTAGCACAGGATCGATGAACATGCTAGGAAGACCGGAACCACGGTATTCAGCCATAGCTTTGATAACCGCTTCGATGAATGCAGCGGCATTTGCGAAGGACTTGTGAATTGTGAAGAATTCGTTGTCCGAAATGATCGGGCGGATGTTGCTTTCGTTGATTTTCTCATCGGAAGAGAAGTCACGGCCGTCACCAACCAGGATCGCACGTGCGATTTCTTCTTTCAGCATCATTTGCATTTCAACGTTCATGAACGCAACAACGTCGAAGTCAGTGATGTCGATGATGTCATCACGATCCAACTTCTGCTTTTTGTAGACAGTAGTAGGCGTAGTAACACGCTTGATAAGGCTGAAGAATTCTTCTTTCTTCATGCTGCCTTTGATGTAACCTTTAGCGCGAGCTTCTTCTTCAGTCAAGTCAGCGACCAAAGTTTTAACCCGGGAGAAAGGAGTTTTGTTAACGCCGGAAAGGATGGCTTCATACTGCGTATTTGGATCTTTGTAAATGATCGGAACATTGCCGTTAGTGGAGTTGTAAGCATCCGGGAACAACATTTCGATGGAGTTGATGCCGTGAGTCAACACTTCTTCATTTTCTTTAAGCATGTCTCTCAAGGACGAAACCTTTTGAGAAGCTGCTAGTTTAAGCACTTCATTAGCTGCATGGCGCAGAGTTGTTTTGTTGTCTTGACCCTCAGGTTTGCTGAATACGTTTTGTTTCATGGAATTATCGTCCCCTTTATCGTTGTCATTGTGGTTTAGATCGTCACTATTGTTAGGATCGTCATTGTGGTTTAGATCATCATTTTGATCCGTATTTTGATCATCGGAATCGCTACCGGCTTGAGATTCGGAGACCATAGCTAGAAGCGCATACACGGCTTCCTTCTGATCATCGTTCATCGTGTTGATGATGTCCTCAATGGTTGTTTCATCTGTGATGTTATGCTTAAGCTCTTCGTCTTTGTTATCTTCGGGGGAATCATTATCAAGAATATCATCGGATGAATGAATAAGAGTCCCGGTAAAAATAGTGGCTTTCTCCCCGTCTGGACTATCTTCGGAATGCTCCATGACAGTTTCAATCAAGGCCCCAGGATTCGCACCCGCAAGCACCAGACTTACTTCATAGATAGATCCCTTAACAACGTTAGTACCACTACGTTGTAATTTTCGAGCACCGATGGACATAGATGACACGTCGCCATGTTTGACTAGGGTCTTAGCATTTTGTCCATCTTGAGTGTCGTTGAAGTAACCGTAACCATAAACGCCATTTTCTTGGTTTTGAAGAAGGACATGACCCAAAACATTATTTGGAGTGTTGTAATCATGATTCCAGACTAGTGGAACTTTTTGTCCATCGTTCTCCCGAAACGCGTCGTGTTTAATGGTTACTCCATCTGAACATTTAATATCGTTCTTAGTAACCCAACCGGCGAAATCATAGTTTCGTTTCGTCACAAACGGTATACCTCCCATATGTAATTTCACACATTTAGACATTGGTCAGGGGACGTGAGCGACCCATACCATTACTTCTTAATCGGACGTCCGGTAGTTTTATACCCATCCGGATATAGCAACTCAATTGAATTAATACCATAACGAACCATTGATTTATTCACCACCAGGTTCACTTACAGGTTTTGTCACCTCAGATAATGGAGGTTTGGCCAGTGGGACTGGGGTTTTATCATTCTGTTTATTATCGGCGATGTTAGGATTGAACAATTCGTCGGCTCTAGGGTCGTTAGATGGTTTCAAACCAACGATCTTCCGTATCTCATTTGAACTGGCAATGTAGTTACGTCTGAAAGAATCACCTAAATTACCGATGGCTTCAACAGTGATAGTCTTAAATATGTCTCGATATGAAACGATAGTTTGTCCCTGACTTCTGGCCGTCTTAGTTAGAAACTTACGCTTAAATTCGGCAACGATAGTATCTACGATCGGATCGATTGTTCTACTATAGTATGTTCTAAGTTCAGTCTCATTTGCTGTACCATTGAATATGTTCTGAGTCAGTCCTAGTTGGTTGTAGAACATTTCCTCCAGACCTTTTATCGTCTCAGGTAGTTGCGAGTTTACCGGTCTATTAAGCTGTGTAACTTTCTCAGTGGCATCGATGTATGCGATACCGTTTTGACCAAACCTCAACTGACCCTCGATGTCGGAGATTCTCTTTTCAGCCATTTTTCTTTGAGTTTCGGTCTTAATGCCATAAGGGACGCTCAATAACAAATCGAGTCGACCTGAGTCTACGATATTGTCGATGTTGTCTAGTTGATTAAGCTTCTTGATGAGTCGCTTTAAGGTGGAATTCTCGTCATTAATAACAGCGTATAAAGGATTTTCAATGATTGCAACATTCTTCTTATCGATAAAGATGCGTTCATTTTGACCAGTGTTGTCATTATAGAGATCTACCTCCACACTTTTTGGGAACCAACTAACGACCTTACCGACTCTCATGGTATTGATGTCATAAGCACCACTTACATTTGGGTCTAACGTGGTATCCACCGGAACTACTGCAACAGATCCTTCATCAAACATTGAGTAAACTAAATCGTGAATGAATTGGATATTGCTCTGATCGATATTGGCTTCTAATGTTAAACAATCATTCAAGCCGGTTTTCATATCAGTGACATCTTCATTTTCAGAATTTACTTTAACATGTTTGAAACTGGTCATCGCTACATCCATAGCTATTCTGTTAAATATTGAAGCGACGTACGTCGATGGTCTGTAGTATGTCGTATATTTATGAGCCGGACGTGATGACGACATGCCTCGATTAAACCAGAGAAGATTTGAACTGTTGAAAGCGTTCCAGGCGTGTTTCAATTTGTCAGTGAATCTCATTCGAACGCCTCCTGGAAACGTTTGTAAGCAATCCAAGCATCCAATAGTGCGGCAACATTATCAATCTTCTCGCTATCCCGCTTCTTAGATAACTTGCGATTACCGTTTATGTCTTCTATCGCAATAGCGTTACCCATTGCGAATTTCATCAATTCTTCATCAAACAAGAGGAGTCTTTCAGATGCCATATGACCGAGCTCTCCCAACGGAACTGACTCTGTCCTAGCACCTTGTATTATTTTGGTGACGCCGTAGTCTCCGTGTTCAGTGATCCATTTATCAATGATATCCTTTGCGTTATACGGATCATAGCCGACAGCAAGAACGGAATATTGATGCTCTATCAGATGATTGTCTAGATCACGATACACTTCTAACATATCAAGAACTGCGCCATCCATAACCTGTAAAGATCCTTCGTCTATGAATTCTTGGTATTTATTACGCATCGCTGTATCAAGTTTCTTAACTTTCAAATCCGAAACGTAAGATCGTGTCTTTACTCCAAAGTATCCATTACCAAGAGGAAATAAGAACGTGAATGCTGTAAAGTCATCACCTTGCGATAAATCCGCGCCCATAGCACATAGCATACCATCAAAGTTCTGTCTTCTATGAGGTAAAGTATCCTCGTAAGTGAAGAAATATGTAGCGCCTTCAACCGGGATGCCAAATCGCTTTGCTAAAATATCGTTTCTCTTGGAAGGAACTGCTGTCATCAGATCAACATCTTTTTGATAAGTATCGTAAGATACAGTAGCTCCTATATTGGGATTCGCTTTTAACCACATTTCAGGCATTGTGACTTCTGTGAGGTCGTCCAATTTGTAGTGCCATATTGAAACATGCGGATTGACATAGTCTCCCTTTAAGATATCTTTAAGCTCTAGCTTAATCGTATCACCGACACCGTTTCGGGACGTTCCCTCGGATGAGGTCGCCACGATAACGTAATCATCGACTTTGGAAGCACCTTGCTCTAGGGCACCTATCACATCTTCTTTAACTTTACCAGACAACCATTCATCAACAGTGTTGACTTTGGTACCAAGGCCTTGAAGTTTATCGATTGACATTACCCGAACTTCGATCTTGGAATTGGTTAGGAAGTTTTCAATACCTTTTTTGGTCGAAGCTAGTTTTACTTTGCTCCAGCTATTGGATTGAATATTGCCTTGAGTTAAATATTTATATAGAGGACCTCTTGCTCTAGATATTGCGGTTCTTCCAGGATTCATAGTTTCTTCGGCCTGTTTCATTGTCGGTGCGGTTACTACTTGATGAGTTGTGGACGTATCAACGTTTAGGAAATATTGTTGAATACAATTGGCGTACATAGATTTGGCGGCACCACGAGCTACTATGAGATACTGTTTATTAACTAATCGTTTCTTCTTGGTGACAATCTCGTACTTTCTACGTATTGGATTCCATGATTTTTCATCCACAAAGTAGAACCAAGATAGTAAATCTTCGGCCCAGAGTTTGAATGATGGAAGAAGTATTAGATCAGACCCATCTCCTAATGTCAATTCACCTTCACAAAAATCTATAAACCCATTTATGGCTTCGTCATCGTAATAATAAAGCGGAGACTCTATCAGAAAATCTATTCGATTCATCTGCATAGAAACTTCCGCATTAACGGGTATGTCACCGTTTAACACTTGTTGTCTAAACTTACCGTATTCTATTGGTACTGCAGTATTGGATAGTGACATAGTATCACCTATAACCAGAGACTTCTTTTATTGCCTCCACATATTTTATGCTTGCTCTGTTGGGATCAACGAAATTTAGGTTAGCCTTAAACGGTGAGTCTTGGTTGTATTTGGCTTTGAAGAACAGCCCTTCTTTTTCGTTAACGACCCCAGCATTATGTAACATTTTGGTCTCATAGTATCTATCTACAGATTCGGTTGGCCATGTGAACTCCAATTCAGAATGCGTCTGAGTGGTCTTCCCGAATAGATAAACATTATACAATTGAGCCCACATTTCAGCGGTCCATTTTTGAATATTGGAATCCGTTCGACCCTTCAAATATTTGTATATATGATTCGAGTCTTTGTACACCTTATTCCAATATTCATATGTGGGTTTTGATATGACCCACTGAGCCCCTGAGGTAGGGTTTCCCTCTCTTATCTTGTTAGGGTTAACGCCTACTATGTTACAAATCTCTTCAAATATACCTTTCCCCTGGGATTCGATATACTCAATGCTTAGATAACTTGCACAATCAGACCCATACCAAATATCCTTATTCGGGTTTACCTCGGGTATTTCCCTAAAGATAACATCGCCATCTAAGTAGAAATATGAATCGTTCTCCCTTGCTGTATCTTCTTGTAGGTATTTTGACCATAGATAAGGTTTTACTGCCGGGATATACGACCAATCATCTAGATCGTCATAAACATGAACTTCAACTCCGTACTTATCGCCAAGGTAACTTGGAATGTCTTTGGTGTATCTTGAGAATAGAAGGACTATGTTGTTAATTCCTAATTTCTTCATCCTAGTTAAAGATACTTCCAATTCCCATTCAAAACGATATATGGCTGGTTGACACATTATATACTTGATCACGAGCTTCCCCTTTCTTTCGGATTAGATATGGATCACTTCCTTTCTAGCCGTTGGCTTTTTTAAGGAGTTCTTTGGCACGTTTTGTAAGTTCTGTCTTAGCATCCTGCTTAGCCTTGTCGGAAGAACCTTTTGGGTTACTGACTGCACCGATTACATCATCCAATCCTAAATTACCTTTATTAAGAGCATATCTTATACCTAAAGAGCTCCCAATATTGACAACTTTTTGCCCAAACTCCCTCTGTTCTTTGGAAGCGGATCTTACAGCATTGTGAAGACTTTCCTTAGCTCTCAACCTAGTAACTTTTCGGGATAGCTCTTGATTGTCCATATGTTCACGGCGAAGATAGTCTTCTTTGTCCTTCTTAGTTGCAAATTTGGAACGCGATAGAGTTTTAAGACTATTCTCAAGAGATACTCTTCTTGCGACTTCGGTTATGTCTTTAGTCGATAGATTGTCCATCTCTTTAAGGATCGAACTCCATTGTCGTTCCCTTTTGAGTGAATTCCATTTTTTTCCAAGGGATGTTCTAATAGGCTTATCCTTTGCATCTTTCTTACCATCGGCACCGCCAGGACGATTGTAGTCTCTTCGGACGCCCCATCTCATACCCTTAACACCTGAGTGTTGGATCTTCTTTTTCCCGGTCAATATGTATTTGATCATATCCAAAGGACCGTTTCCGATTTTACTCCTGACGTCCTTTATCTTCTGTCCCAACACATCTAGATCGGAAGACCCCTTAGACTTATTAACCTTCTTTGTTTTACCGGTGACGATATACCTAAGCATGTCTAAAGGACCGTCTCCAACTTTACCCTTAATGTCGTCAAGCTTAGCCCCGATTTCGTCTAACTTTTGTTCCGGGGATTTACCACCGGCAGCCTCGTCCTCAGATATGGATAGTTGTTCCGACTTTCTTTCCCGCCACTTCATACCTTTGACACCATAGTGAAGTAGTGTATCGTTAAGTTTCTTGTCGATGTCGGACATTTGAATTATCACCCCTTTAACCTAGAGTTGTGGTGGTTGTAGTAAGCGGTTCCTCGTATGCGATCTTCAATCTCCATAACAACTGGTCAATGGCGGTTTGATGATACTGAACACTTGACGGTGGAGGTGGATCGAACAGAAGCTTAGTGCTCAACATTATGAAAAGTGGAACCATTTTGAAATAGTTGTTATAATCGATCTGCGCTGAGTTCTGTAAGTCCCCCCAAGTAGATACATCATCGATTACCACCAAATCATTACCAATACCATTTTGATTAAGTGACCCGATTGAAGCGTTTATGTGCATAAGCAAATCGGTGTCGAAATCTGAGACGTCTCGTGATAGTCCGACCGCGCCTCTGACATCCTCAAGGATGCTATTAGTTAGGATCAAATGTCACACCTCCACTTTAATGTTTTGGACTTTCTTATAAGCATCAAAGTAGATCTCGTTCTTATCGCCATTTAAAGTAACTTCGTAATACATACCGTCGAGCAATGGAGTTGACAATAGAGCTTTGGAATTCTGAAGAACTTTAACGCTCCAAACAACGTATACGTCTTCAGGGCGAAGGAGTCGTCTATCGTCATCGGATGGATTGGTTGGGGAATTCGTGTAATCGAACGCCAGCTGCTTTGATTTTGCAATAAATTCATCATGAGTCATTAGTATCATCTCCTTACCACAGTTTAGTATCACCAGGTCTTCTTTCAACCCAACGTTCTTTTTCGGTCTGCTTATAATGTATTGCATTATGGGTATTCATAGATACAGTTATGAGATTATTTGGATCGAGAAGTCTTGTTGTTCGGTGACGAATGTCCAGCTCGTTTATTGGATTGATGTGATGGACATACATTGGACCATCTATGTATACCCCAAATATCCCTAAGTCGAACCCTAGGTCCCTGTCTATTACCTGTTGTCTAGTTGTTAACCAAACTCCGGACTTGAAGAATGAACCCGACATATGTCTTGGAGATTCCACGTTATTATCCAACAGCTTCAAATATTCCAATCGTTCAGTGAATGTAGGAATTAGTATGAGTTCACTATAACTTCGTTTATCGACCCGATTCACCGAAACCATCTTCTCCTCGATTGGTGATTCCTAGATCGTCTACCCAGGCTGGCTTTGGTAGATCGCATTGAGTGATCACCAACTGTGCAACTCGATCGCCTTTTCTAACGAAATATGGACGACCCGTTAGGTTGAACAGGAGTACTCCTAATTCCCCACGATATTGACTATCGATCGTTCCCTCGAAACAGATAATGTCATCATTAAAAGCGAGACCGGATCTTCCAACAATTTTTCCGTAACGACCAGTTGGGATTTTTACAGCGATGCCAGTTGGAATTCTTGCTCGTCCGATTTTAACACCGATCATGTTTCTATCGATTTCGCTAGGTGGAATTTCAACATCTTCAACCGCATAAATATCCAGACCAGCATCATCCGTGTTATTTCTTTTTGGAAGGATTGCGTCTTCATGACGTTTGTTAAATTCTAAGTCGTACATATAGATTCTCCCTTTACGATGAAGGACTGTATTTTTTCATTGCTTCAATTGCGGCCTTAGCCGTTTCTTCGGACTCGCGTTCTTTATCGATGTTATTAGCTTTGGCGTCAAGGAGTCTGGCATTTTTTTCCAGAATTTCCCTCTCAAGTCTTTCACGCTGAGACGCAAGTTTTAAATAGTGAACAATTACTGCCGACGAAGCAGTTCCCTCTTGAAGTTGTTTCTCCGCTAGATTGACCGCTTGATTGACCAACTGTTGTTCCCGAAGCTCAGGTGTTGTGGCTGGTCTAGACATCTGTTCCTCTCTCTTTTTAGTCATAGCTGACATCTCCTATTTTGATCTTATACTCCGATATGTCTTCTAACTCTGACAAGACCTTTGCCATTGTTGTAATCCATGATCCGGATTATGTTTATGTTGTTCTCTGGGTTGTTTGTGTGGATCATCCAAATATTGTCCATGGCCAACCCAACATGTGTCACTTTCCCATCGCCATCAAAGTCGTAATGCAGAGTATCGCCCGGTTCAATTTGATCAAACGCAACAGCCGTTCCAACCCACGATTGTTCGTGTGAAGTTCTGGGAAGTTTAACAGACCCTTGGGTTCCGACTCGGAAACACACTTGCAAGAATGCTGAACAATCAAACGCTTTATCATTTTCCCACTCTCCACCGAACTTGTATCGAATGTCTTGCATGTCAAAACATAAAGCAACACCGATTACGCGTTGTGCTACAGCTTGACGAGTTAGTTTTGCTATTGTTTTATATGCGTCATCCAATTCTTTTTGAAGCTGCTCAATTGTATATTGTGCGTTACCATACGCCGTACGAGCATCTTCCAATTCTGCGGTTAAACGTTGAATAGTGTTTCTGGTTTCAAATAAGCAGTTAAGGATGTCGTCAAATGTCATTCGTGGTGCCTCCCCTTTTATGCGTAATTTAATTAAAGATCCACTTCCAAAATTCAAATGATCCATACCAAAAGGCTGCGCAAAATATTAAGCACGCGATCCAGACCATACCACGCTTACTCATTTGACGTATGTACCTTCTACACCACGGTTCTCTCTACCGATGGTTCTCTTTCTTAACCATAGCAGCGCCTCTTCCAATCTTGTAATGGCGTTTGCGTTGTCCCGGGAACTGAATTCCGATTTTTGAAAATGTTCGAGACGACAGATGACCATAGCGATAAGGTCTTCGTTACACACACCATTGACCCCAGCTTCCTTGATCGCGCCTTCTTGGAAATGAACGTGACCAACTATTACAGTTCCGCCCTGTTCATTGGAATGACACACTTCGAAATAATGAGGGGCGTTAAAATTGAAATCCCGTTCACGATATACCGTCGTGTATTTGGTTGTAAGTAGGTCGTGCTTTAATTCGACCATTTCAACATCGGTATGAGTATGATACGTCTTCTCGAAAATATCTTTGGGAATCCAGTTCACATGACCACTTTTTCGTTCGACCAGATAACCTTCGTCCGATGGATTCTCATCTTCAGGAATCGTCCATCCTCTGTAAATATTGTAGTCACCTCTAGTCATTGGTTCCGCTTGTACAAATTCTACTCCAACATATTTTTCCATGAGAACACTCTTCCTTTGATTGGGTTGTGGTTTCTTGGATCTATCTATCGTTTTTATTACACCTGGAAGTTCTTACCCTGCCTGTTTGGTAGCGAGTTTCGCGCGGTTCTTTCGGATTGGGCATGAATTATCAACTAGACATGCGCTGAACGGTGTACTAGATATAGGGTATGTAGACACAAGATACGTTGTGAAAGCGCGGCGCGGTTCGTGTCCCTCTTGTTGGCGTACAGTTGGCTACAACCAGATGTAATAAAAGCGATAGACAGATCCAAAACGATTCTAGAAAATATCACGCCGGGGAAAAATTAGGG